TGATTTAGTTTTTGCGGGTGCTGCTGGAATTGATTTAGCTGGTGATATAGATGTGGATGGTACAGCTAATTTAGATGCTGTTGATATTGATGGTGCAGTACAGATAGATAACACTGTAACAGTTGGAGTAGACGACACAGGACACGATGTAAAATTCTTTGGTGCTACTTCTGGGTCTTACATGCTTTGGGACGAATCTACAGACGATCTAGTATTAGCAGGGGCATCCAAATTATATTTATATGATGCAGCAGGTGGTGAATATCTTTCATCTTCAGGATCAGCATTAACAATTGCTTCAGGTTCTGCAGCATGGGAACTACCAGCAGCTGATGGATCTGATGGTCAATTATTAAAAACTGATGGTTCAGGAAATTTAGATTGGACTACAGTATCAGGAACAATTACAGCTTTAAATAATCAATCAGCTAATAGATTAACAACAATAGGTTCTACAACAACAGAATTAGATGGTGAAGCAAATCTATCTTTCACAGGTTCTGCATTAACTTGTATAGGGACAGTTACAGTTGGAGTAGATGACACAGGACACGACGTTAAATTCTTTGGTGCAACTTCAGGAAGTTTTTTATTATGGGATGAATCAGATGATGCATTAGAATTAACTGATTCTTCTCCACTTAAAATTGGAGATGGTGGAGATATGACCATTTATCATGATGGCTCACATTCTTATGTTACAAATGCAACAGGAACTTTAAAATTAGCAACAGAAACTTCTGGAATAGCAGTATCAATTGGGCATACAACTTCTGAAGTAACAATCAATGATAACTTAACAGTTACAGGAACTTTATCAGGTACATTAGACACAGCTGCCCAAGCAAATATTACAAGTTTAGGTACACTTACAACTTTAACAGTTGATAATATTATTACAAATGGCACAACAATTGGTCATACAGATGATACTGATTTATTAACATTAGCAGATGGTGTATTAACAGTTGCAGGAGAAGTTTCAGCAACTACACTTGATATTGGTGGTACTAATATTGGCTCTACAGCAGCAGAACTTAATTTATTAGATGGTTCAGCTAAATCTACATCTTCTATTACATTAGCAGATTCTGATGCTATAATTGTTATTGATGGAACTACAACAAAACAAATCCCTGCATCAGATTTAAAAACATATAATCCAGGTGGAACTTCTTGGCAAGCTGTTAAAACAGGAGCTTTTACAGCTGTTGCAGGAGAAGGATATTTTGTTAACACAACTTCATCAGCATTTACAGCAACACTTCCTGCAGGAACAATTGGAGATGAAATTGTTTTTATAGATTATGCAGGAACATTTGATTCAAATAATCTTACAGTAGATCAAAATGGTTCAGAAAAAATTCATGGTTCTACTGACGCTTTAACAGTTGCAACAGAAAGAGCAGCTTTCACATTAGTTTTCACTGATAGCACACAGGGCTGGCTTCTGAAGAATAATTAAGGAGATAAATGGCTACATATAAAGCTGAACATGGTTTTCAAATTAAACACCGTTCTAGTGATCCACCTTCTCCAATTGCAGGAGAGATTTGGTATAATACTACTACTCAAACTTTAAAATGTGCACCTGAAATAGCAGCTTGGTCAAGCGGTGGGAATTTATCCACAGCTAGAGCTTCTGGAATGTATACAGGAACACAGACAGCTAATCTATTAGCTGGAGGTTATGCCACAACTATGTCTAACACTTCTGTTACGTATGATGGGTCATCTTGGACTGCTGCACCTAATCTTTCAGAAAATCCAAGAAGAAGTAATGCTGGTGGTGGAACTACTACAGCAGCTTTTTCAGTGGGTGGGTCTATAGGACCTTTACCTCCTACAGCTAACACTGTTAACACGGTAGAAGAGTTTGATGGTTCTTCATGGACAGCAGGGGGTGATTATCCTCTAGGTGTATATGATTTAGAAGCATGTGGAACTTTAACTGCAGGTTTAGGTTCAGGTGGATATAAAACTCCTTCAGATCCTGGTGAGTATATAAATACAAACGCTGATTATAATGGAACAAGTTGGACTGCAAATAATAATATGAATACTGCAAGAGCTAATTATGGTTTCACTGGAAGTCAAACAGCAGCTTTGGCTGCAGGAGGAAATAATCCTACAATGGCAACTTCAGAAACATACGATGGAACTAATTGGACAGCTATTACTAATTTACCCGCTGCTAGAAAAATGCACGCTGCATCTGGCCCATCTTCACAAGGATTAATTTTTGGAGGGTCTGGAGCATCACCATATCTTAATACTTCAATACTTTGGGATGGTTCATCTTGGGCTGCTCAACCTAATATGGCGACAGTAAGACAATTTGGTCATGGATCTCATCAAGCCCCTGGAACAGCAGCCCTATCAGCTGGAGGTTATGTTAATCCTGGTTTATCAACTGCAACAGAAGAATATAATTTGGCAGCAACAACAAGATCGGTGGATACATCATAATGACAGATTACAAAACAATATTTGGAAAAAAGATTAAGCTTCAAACTACAGATTTAACTATGAGTACAGCGACTGAAGGAGAACTATTTTATAGTAATTCGGACAGTGAATTTAAAGTTGGAGTAAAGTTGACGGCTTGGGCTGCTGGAGAAAATTTACCCCAACAATCATCATACTTAGCGTGCTGTGGACCTCAAACTGCAGGATTAGTATGGAGTGGACAATCTCCCCCATTATCTCCTCCATATAGAGATGAAGCTTTTACATATGATGGTACAGATTGGACTGCTTCACCAGATATATCGCAAGCTAAAGCTGTTAATGCTGGGACTGGAACTGCAACTGCAGCGCTTTCAGTAGGTGGATATAAGTATCCACCATCAGCTTATCAGAATGATACTGAAGAATATGATGGATCAAGCTGGTCTGAAGTTGCAGATTATCCTACTACTATAATGTCTGGCGGTATTGCTGGAACACAAACAGCTGCTGTTGTAGGAGGTGGTACTGGCGAGCCAGGGCATACAAGTAGGAATGTAACAAATGAATATAATGGTTCAGCTTGGACGGCAGGAGAAAATATGCCTGCTTCATATGCTTCTTCACTCAGAGCTTGGGGAACACAAACAGCCGCAGTTTTTTGTGGAGGAGAAAATCCTTCTGTAACAGGTGCTACATTAAGCTATGATGGAACAGATTATACTGCAGAATCTAATTCTATGAATACAGCTAGAGCAAATCATTCTTGTGCACAAAATGGTACAGCTACTGCTGGATTAATTTTTGCTGGGGCTCCAAGTGTTAAAACAAACACAGAATCTTGGAATGGTACTTCTTGGACAAATGAACCTGCACTTGGAACAGCAAGAAGTGTTGCAGGTGGTTTTGGAACTTCAACAGCAGCAGTTTGTGCAGGAGGTAATCCTTTTCCATCTGGAGCAATAGGAACAGAAGAATTTTCAGAAACAATAACATTAAAAACGGTAACAGACAGTTGATTTATAGAATTAAAGAATATATAAACTACAAGGAGGATTAATATGGCAATATTTATATATGGCACAGCAAATAACACAGGTAAAAATTTCTTCACTCATGAAGATCGAAGAAACTTTTTTCTAAGAGGTTACACTGGACACGATGGATCTAATTATATTGATACATGGGTTATAGGAGCTAATGAAAAAGGAGCACTTTGGTTAGCTGATAAATCTGGTACAGAAAAAACTAAAGCAGAAGCACAAGCTTTAGTTAAAGCATCTGATGATCTTGCTAGAACCGCTTGGGACAATAACAATGTTGATGGTGAATCAGCAGATGAAAAAGTTGCAAGAATCGGTTCAAAGCCAGGTTTCACTACAATCCCCTAAAGGAATTAAATGTCAACTTATACTGAACTCAAAGGACTTAAAGTTAAGTACCTTGCATCTGATCCTGATCCTGAGGCTGCGGGTGACGTTTGGTATAATTCAACAACAAGTGTATTAAAAACATTTGTGGGCCGAGCTGCATGGTCAGCTGGTTCACCTTTAAGTACTGCTAGAAATATTGGAGCGTTCTTTGGAACTCAAACAGCTGCAGTTTCGGTTGGTGGAAATGCTAGTACTTTTTCTCAACAAACTGAAGAATATAATGGATCAGGGTGGTCTGTAGGAGAAAATATTCCAGCGGTTAGAGGATTTTCTGCTGGAGGCGGAACTTTAACTGCAGGTTTAATATTTGGAGGACATAGTCCAAATACTACTACTTTTAATACTACTTTTGAATATGATGGTACAGATTGGACGGCAGGTGGAAATATAAATACTGCAAGATTTTCTCTTGCTGGTGCTGGTACGCAAACAGCAGGATTAGCATTTGGTGGAAATCCAGGCTCTAAAAATGAATCAGAAGAATACAATGGAACGGCATGGACAGAAGGAAGTAATTTAAATGATGCAAGAGCATATCTTGCAGGACTTGGAATACAAACAGCGGCTTTGGCTGTTGGAGGAAAATCTCCAGCAGTAGTTGCAGTTAATGAATCTTATGACGGTTCAAGTTGGACAGAAGTAGGAGATTTAAATACAGCAAGATGGGCGCTAGGTGGTTTTGGAACACAAACAGCTGGAATGGTTAGTGGTGGTAATATAACTGCGGCATCTGCATTAACAGAAGAATTTGATGGATCGAGTTGGACGGAAGGACCAGATTTAGCTACAGCTAGGTGGTATATAGGAACAACAGGAACAAATACTGCAGGTTTAGGATTTGGTGGATCAGTACCAACCCCTGCATATTCAGCTTTAACAGAAGAATATAATAAATCATTCGAAGTATTCACTGCTGGTGCATGGGCAAGCGGTGGTAATGTAAATACAGCTAGAAATTATCTTGCTGGTTTTGGAATTCAAACAGCTGCCGTTGGTGTTGGGGGACATACAGGACCTGCAAATTCAGCAGCAACAGAAGAATATGATGGGTCAAGTTGGACTAATGGAAATAATATAGGAACTGCAAGATATTCTCTAGGTGGATGTGGAACTTTAACAGCTGGTCTAGCTGCAGGAGGACATCCAGGAAACAAATCAAACACAGAAGAATATGATGGAACAAACTGGTCAGAACAAGCAAATGACTTAAATACTGCTAGAGGAGAAGTATCGCTCTTTGGTATACAAACAGCGGCGGTGGCTGCAGGAGGATCAGTAAGTGGAACAGTGCAAAATGCAACAGAAGAATATAATGGGTCAAGTTGGACTGCAGGAGAAAATATGGGAACTGCTAGAAAATCATTACCTGCTGGAGGAGCAGGAACCTTAACTGCTGGTTTAATTTGTGGAGGAAATACAGGGTCAAATAGTACCGCAACAGAAGAATATGATGGAACAGATTGGACTGCAGGAGGAAATTTACTTACTGCTTTATCAGGAAATGTCATGACAAGTGGAGGCACACAAACTGCTGCCGTACAAGGTAAAACTGCGGCAACAACTGAAGCATATAATGGAACTGTTTGGTCTACAAATCCTGCTTTAGCAGCTGCACATGGTTATGGAGGAGGAGCTGGAACATCAACTGCAGGATTAATATTCGCAGGCAACCCAAGTCCAAAATCAAACGCAACAGAAGAATTTACAGGGACAACATCAGCAGCTACAGCATCGACTATTGACTTTGATTAATAAATAAGTATATTAGAAATGATGAAAGGATTTTATGACAGATAAAAGAAACATAAAAGCGTTAATAGAAAAAGAAGCACCAAACTTAAATAATTTATTAGACCCAGAAGAGGTTAAAATATTTAAAGGTTTAACAGAAGAATTAAGAGACACTTGGACTAAAAAACAAATGTTTAGAACTGAAACTGAAATGCAGTTTTCTGTTTTAAACGATGCAAAGTATCCAACGAAAGCTGCTAAATACTGGCAATGTGTCAGGGAACAAAATGTATTCTTAGAAAATTTAATGTCATTATCTTTTGACTATAGAAGAATAGAAGTAAAAATTAAAAGACTTGAAGAGAAATTAAAGAAAGAAGAAGACCCAATAAGAAGAGAATTATTACAAATAGATATAGATGAAAAAACTTTTAATAAAGCTAGTTCACAATTGGTGGCTCGTGACAGAATGAGAGAAATAAAGTTATGGTCTAAATTTAAAAAGAAATTTGATGATGGTTCATTTGATACTAAAGATGTGAATACTCACCAATTGAACTCTTATCATTTAACTATGAAGAATAAAGCAGAGACATTAACTCAAGGATCATCTCAACCAGAAGTATTTAATGTGTTAGGTCAATTACAATCAATTGAAAGAATTAAAAAGGATATAGCGATAGAGAATAAAAAGAAAGACGATGCAAAACTGGAATTCGACAAAAACTCAATCGGACAACAGGGTTAAAAAACTTTTCTTTTTAGTTGCAATGCCAAGGTCAGGCAATACCTTATTCACGTCTATCATGAATCAAAACCCTAATATAGCATGTACGGCTAATTCTATTACTTTAGAGATTATGAAAGATCTCTTTCTCCTTAAACAAACCGACGTCTTTCAAAACTATCCAGATCATCAATCATTAGACAATGTATTAGATTCTGTTTATGTAAATTATTATAAAAACTGGCCACAGAAATATATTATAGATCGTGGTCCTGTTATGACTAAAGATAATTTTGCTTTAATCCAAAAGCATTTTAAAAAACCTTTTAAGTGTGTAGTAATACTTAGAGATTTAATGGATGTATTAGCTAGTTATATGAAATGGTATACAGAAAACCCTGATGCATTTCCTAATAGATATGGTTGTAAAAATGATGATGAAAAATTAGGTATGGTTATGAATACAAAAGGTGCTGTTGCTAAGGATTTAGAAGCTATAAAGAATGCTTTTAACTACCCTGACATATGCCACTTTATGAAGTATGATGATTTAGTACAAAACCCCGAAGAAGAAATAAATAAAGTATATACTTTCTTTAATATACCTTATTTTAAACATAGGTTTATTGATCTAGATCAAATCCAAGTTAATGGAATGGGATATAACGATGGTATTGTTGGAAAAAATATGCATAATATACGCAATGAAATTAAGAAAGAATACAATCCCTACATTGAAAAAATACCAAAAAGAATAAGAGAAAAATATGAGCACATTAGATTTTAAAATTGCATATTTAGGTCAAACGGTTTTGAGGTACGAAGCTCCTTTAGATATATACAATACTATTAATCATATTTATAAAACAAGGAGACATGAGTTACCTAGAGCTAATCCACAATTAGTTGGTAAAATTGTAAATGAACATTCTTTATTTTTTGATGGGCCACCTAATAATAAAATGCATCCACATAATTTTTTACCAGGTGATGTTAGACGATGGTTTCATACAGTTATGCAACATTATTTAGATTGGAATAAAATTAAAGAATATAGAATGCATATGAATTCTATATGGATAAATGAAATGAAAGCTAATGAGTATAATCCAGTACATATTCATCAAGGGGCTTTGTATACAGGTTTATCATCGGTTATGGTTTTAAAATTACCTAAAAATACAGGCGTTGAATATTCGGCGGCAGATAAACCTCTGAATGGATCTTTACAAATATTAGGTAATTCAAGTGGGCAATTTGCAAACGTTGATTATGGTCCAGCACTAAAGGAAAGAGCTTTTTATGTATTTCCATATGATATGAGACATTGTGTTTATCCGTTTAATGGTAGTACAGATATAAGACGTACTCTTGCCTGTAATATGGATGTAGATTATAATCCAGTAACTAATAGAAGTGCAGGATGATAATAACAGAACCTAGATGGAAAAGCTGGATAGTTGAAACAACTACTCCTTTATTTACACCAGATCAATGCAGACAAATAATTGAATGTGGCCGCAAACAAAAACCACAAACCGCACAAATTGGAATGGACAGACCTGAGGGTGGGGTGGATACTAAAAAAAGAGTAACTACTATTGGTTGGATTCCTTTTGATGAAATGAAACCAATGTATGATCAAGTCAATTCCTTTATTCAAAAATGTAATAGAAATCATTTTGGATTTGAAGATGTACATGTAACAGAGCAAGCTCAATTTACCGAATACCCTGAAGGTGGTTTTTATGATTGGCATATGGATTGTGATGTAAATATGAAGTACGAACCTCCTGTTAGAAAGATATCAATGACAGTTTTATTGTCTCCTGAAAATCAATTTGAAGGAGGAGAGTTAGAATTAATGGCTAAAGGTAAAAGAGCTAAACTTAAACAAGGACATGCAATGATGTTTGCATCATTTTTAAATCATAGAGTGGCGCCTGTAACTAGGGGCGTTAGACAATCACTCGTTATGTGGTTTGGAGGTACTCCTTTTAAATGATTAAAGAATATTTATTTCCAACTATTATATATATTAAAGATTTACCTAATGCGAATGAATTAAATCCATACTTAGAAAAACATATTATTGGATGGAGCAACCAAGATAAAGGTGTAGAAAAAACTAACGTTAATGGTTGGCATTCACAAACTGACATGAATCATAAAAAAGAATACGAACCTTTAATTCAAGAATTATTTCAAATGCAAAATGAAATCATTCAAGAAGAGCACTTAGATATTAAACCTAGATTAGGTAATATGTGGGCTAATATTAATCCACCAGGTGGATATAATAATGGTCATGTTCATCCAAATTCATTATTTTCTGGTGCTTACTATGTAAAAGCACAACCTAATTCTGGAAGGCTTCATGTGATGGATCCAAGACCTGGAGTACAACAAGTAATGCCAGCGAGAAAACCAGGAAAAATACCTAGAGAGTTGTGGCGAGAAACTTATTATGATGCGGTCCCTGGAAGAATTATAATGTTTCCTTCATGGTTGTGGCATAAAGTAGAACCTAATAAAAGTAATGATATAAGAATATCAATATCCTTTAATTTTATATGATTTTTCAACAACAAAAATATCAAGTAGTTAAGAATGCTGTATCTTATGAACTAGCTAATTTTATATATAATTATTTTATGCTTAAACGTGATGCCGTTGGATGGTTGTATAAAAATAATATAACTTATGATACGGGTTTACTAGGTACATGGACCGATAAACAAGTTCCAAATACTTTTTCTTGTTACGCTGATTTTGCGATGGAGACTTTAATGATGAAAGTAAGACCAAAAATGATGGAAGAAACAGGACTAAAATTAATACCTACTTATTCTTACGCAAGGATATATAAACATGGAGATATCTTAAGACGCCATAAAGATAGACCTAGTTGTGAGATATCTTGTACCCTAAATTTAGGAGGAGATCCTTGGCCTATTTTCATAGATGGCACAGGATCGGATAATGTAATTGATGAATACAAAAATATAATAAAACCTAATGCTCCAGAAGGCACTAAAGTCTTGCTTGAAGTGGGAGATATGCTAGTATATAGTGGATGTGAATTAGAGCATTGGAGAGAACCTTTTGAAGGAGAAAATTGTGGACAGGTATTCCTTCATTATAACCATGTAAATGGTCCTTTTGCTGAAAAGAATAGGTTCGACAGAAGGCCGATGTTAGGTATTCCAAAATTAGGGAATTAATAATATAATGGTTATATATGCTACAAAAATTAAGATTTCAACCAGGCTTCAATAAACAAGTTACTGCTACAGGTGGCGAAGGCCAATGGGTTAGTGGTGATTATGTACGTTTTAGATATGGATCCCCAGAAAAAGTAGGTGGTTGGGCACAATTAGGAGACAATACTCTTACAGGAAGAAACACAGCATTACATCATTTTGTCAATGCATCAGGCATTAAGTATGCGGCACTTGGCACAAACAGATTTTTATATGTATACTCAGGGGGAGCATTTTATGACATTACTCCTATCAAAGCTACAACAACTTTAACTAGTGCTTTTACAACAACACAAAGCGATGCAACAGTTACATTAACTTTTTCATCTGATCATAACATTTCTAAATATGACATTATTCGTTTAGATAATTTTTCATCTATTACTAATTCAAATTTTGATTCTGATGATTTTGACGATAAAAATTTTATGGTTGCAACCGTTCCTACTTCAACAACAATTACAATTGAAATGGGATCTGTTGAATCTGGATCAGGAGCTAGTACTTCTGGTGGAATAAGAGTTCAACATTTTTATTCGATTGGTCCTGCAGTTGAGGCGTCAGCTGCTGGTTGGGGACTAGGTCTTTGGGGTGGTACTGTAGCTGGAGAAATTACAGCAACTTTAAATGGTGCATTAACTTCTGGTTCTTCTAGTATTGTTTTATCAGATTCAGGAAGTATGCCTGCATCTGGAACAATCTTAGTAGATAATGAACGTATTGCTTATACAACAAATACTACAGGAACAGATACTTTATCGGGATTAACTAGAGGATCAGACAACACGACAGCTGCATCACACTCTGATGGAGCAACTGTTTATGACGCATCGGACTATACGAAATGGGGTGCCTCACAAACAGGTGACATTGTAACAGCGCCTGGTCTATGGACCTTGGACAATTATGGAAATAAATTGATTGCAACTATCGTTGATGGTGCAACTTTTGAATGGGATTCAGATGCAACTGGTGCAACAGGAACTAGAGCAACAATCGTTGCTAATGCACCAACATCAGCAGTACAAACTTTAGTATCTACACCTGATAGACACTTAGTATTTTTTGGAACAGAAACAACAATTGGAACAACATCAACACAAGACGATATGTACATTAGATGGTCGGATCAAGAATCGATTAATGCTTCAACTTCTTATGCACCTTCAGCAACCAATACCGCTGGTACACAGAGACTGGCCGACGGAACACGGATCGTTGGAGCGATTAGAGGTAGGGATGCAATTTACATTTGGACTGATACATCCTTATTCATTATGAGATTTGTTGGTTCACCTTTTACTTTCTCATTTCAACAAGTTGGAACGAACTGTGGATTGATTGGAAAAAATGCAGCCGTTGAGGTTGATGGTTCTGCTTATT